CAGAACCGCATCGAACGTCTGAAGGCCACGTTGGCTGGGGAGGGTGCATGAACAAGATGCCGAAAGGCTGCGACTATCAAGGCCGCTACCCCGAGGTCGCCGAGGCGGCAACAGAAGTGGGCATTGATGACGACGCCGTGGAGTCCTTGGGCAGGCTGGTGCTGCTCGGGCTCGGCGTCGTTGTCCTTGTCGGTGCGATTGCGCTTGCGGTGGGGGTGTTGGTATGACAGATCGCGAACTACTGGGGGCCGCATATGCGGCTTACAGGCCCGGAGAGAACTACACCCGCTTGGTCAACGATGCTGGAAGCGATTACTGGAACCCCCTCACCGACGACGGCGATGCGCTGCGGTTGGCGGTGAAGTTGGGGTTTACGGTCGGCCCGCACCTTGGTGCAACTTACGCGGGGGTCGCCCCATGCCCTGACGACTTTGAAGACGGCAAGCTCCCGATCCGAATCGCACAGATGCACAACGGTGACCCCCTCGCCGCCACCCGCCGCGCCATCGTCAGGGCTGCGGCTGAGATTGGAAGGAGCAAGACATGAAGCGCCAATCCAAACGCAAGCACCGCGTGCTGTGGGAAATGCGGGAAATCATTGACGCCCGCAAAAGACTTGACGCGCTGGCTGAAAAGATCAAGGAAGCAGGCCGCAAGTTCGGCGCAGGAATGGCACAGGCATACGCACAGATGCGTGCAGATCCTGAATGGCAAGAAAGGAACAAGGTATGAAGTACGAAGGACAGGGCCTTGAGCGGTTCTGGCACACCCTGCTGACCCTTGCCATCATCGGCGCGGTGTCGGTGCTGGGCTGGGGTCTGTATGCGCTGTGGAGGGTACTGACATGACTGACCTACGAACCGCCGCCCAGCAGGCGCTGGAGTTTATTTGTTGGAGTCAGTTCGATCCTAGTCAGTCAGGCAATTTACCTGAACCGCCATCGACTGCGCCGCAAGTAGAAGCATCCCTCCGCGCCGCGCTGGAGCAGCCGGAGCAGGAGCCGGTGGCGTGGCCTGAAGGATACGAGCCACACGAGCTACCAGCAGACTACACGGGTAAGTTGTGGATTGAAGGGCAAGTTCGACGGCTATATGAGGCGTCCCCACCCCGCCGCGAGTGGCGCTCGTTGAGCGAGGAGGAGATTGAAAGCCTGTGGCGGAAATGGGTAGGAACCCAGCGCCCGAACTACTCATTCACTCGCGCCGTCGAGGCCGCTTTAAGGAGCAAGAACTATGGCTGAATCTACCGCCCTGCGGCTGGCTGACGAACTAGAAGACGCAGCATTGCCCACGTTCATTATCAAACCTGCTGCCGCCGAACTGCGCCGGTTGCATGCCGAGAACAAGCGCCTACACCAGATCAACCAGTCGCACCAGAAGGTCGCGATGTACGTGCGCGAGTGCAACCGCCTAGAGGACGAGCGCGACGAACTGCGCCGCCAGCACGCCCTGAACGGGGAACTGCTGGAGGCGTTGCGCTTGATTGAGCGCCTTACCCGCGAGGCCGATGGCATTGCCATCAACGTCCGCGACATGCTGGGCGGCATTGCCCGCGCCGCCATCGCACGGGCAGAGGGGAAGGTATGAGCCTCCGTGTGCTTCACATCCCCGGCCAGCGGTATGACGCAGCCAAAGGACTTCTCGACCTCGATCCGGTGACGGCATTTCTTGAGGACTTTGAACCCGGTCGCGGACAGTTAACGCTGGTCTGCTGGGGCCGCGCCTGGACGCACTTCTGGGGCGCAATGGGAGACGGCGTCACGTTGGCCGAGTTTGTTGGACAAGCGTCCACTGGCTACATCGTTCACAAACTCATGCTGCCGCTTGACGTGATGCTCAAGCGCGCCGGGCATCGGGAAGAGCGTTGGCTCACGCAGATCGTTGAGGCGCTGAAGATCGAACTCAACCGCGCCGCCATCGCACGGGTGGAAGGGAAGGTATGACCACCATTCACTTCTGGAGCCCTATGCACGGGGCTTATGTCTACGCCACGGTGCCGGTTGAGGTGGCGTTTCGACTGGCGGGGTTGACATGACCCGCGACGACATCACCCGCATGGCGCGGGAGGCTGGGTTCTCCGATAAGCAATCTGAAGTCTACTTTGACCGCATGCTTCAGCGTTTCGGCGCCCTTGTCGCCGCACAGGAGCGCGAGGCGTGCGCTAAGGTGTGTGACTCGCGTTTCATTGGAGATCACAACCGCGAAGATATGGAGGCGCGTAGGTGCGCCGCAGCAATCAGAGCGAGGGGGAACCCATGAGCATCGTCACCCACGTCGCGGTGTTCTTCGCCGTGAATCCCGAAGAAGAACTGACAACCCACGACGTCGGCATCAAGTGGGGCGTGAAGCCCAACAACGTGGGCGCATCCCTGCGCTATGCCGAGCAAGCAGGATGGGTCACCCGCACCAAGCGCGCCGACCCGACCACGCGGACCAAGTATCGGTGGGTCTACACCGCTGGCCCGCTGCTGCGTCAGATCACTTCTGCCGTTTGTCCCACAGCGACCAGCCCAGACCAGCCGCTGCCGACGCCCCGCCAATGACGGCATCCATCGTGCCGCCGTCCACGCCGTACTTCACGGCAAAGCCGCCAGCAAGAGCGGTGAGGATGTGGCGCACCAGCGCTTGGATGATCGTAGCGTTCATATCAAGTCTCCATCAAGTCAGCGATGCGGCGAGCCCAGCCGCGTGAGAAGGCAGGCCAGTTGGCCAAGTTGGTCATGAAGCGCAGCCTCTGCGCCAGCATCCGCAATCGTAGCGCGTTCATGTCCTGCGCATACGCCGCGGCCAACGTCTTGGGGCCGATCAGCCCGTCAGCGTCCACGCCCAGCGCGCGCTGCAGCCAGCGGGTGGCCTGCGCCGGGCCTGAGTTCACCGCGGCGTCGAACGTGGCGTACCGGATGCCTGGCGGCAGGTCGTTGCCGCGGATGGGTTTCCAGTACCGCTCAAGGTAGACGCGCTTGGCCAGATCCAGCGGCAACTCGCGCATGTCGCCCTTGTAGCCCACCTCGCGGGCCACCGCCTCGGTCACCCCGAAGCGGGTCCTGCCCCCGGGGTCTGCCGGGTGGTCGCTGAAGTCACCCTCATGCCCCAGCAGTAGCGCGAACGCAGTGTCGAAGTTCATTTGGTAGGCCAGTGGGTAGTGAGCCACGACACCAAGGCGCCGGCCATCGACGCGATGGTCATGCCCATCCAGAAGCCACCCTTGCCCTTGTTGGCCAAGGCCAGCAACTCCTTGATGTCACTCTGCATCGCTGCCACTTGGTCTTCCAGTGTCTTGACCTGGCCTATCAGCAGACCGAATTTCACGGGGTCGATGTCGCTCATGGTGCTAAGGCGTTTTGGTTTTGGGACTCGGGGGCGAGGGCGTTGACCGAACCGATCATCGCACCTCGCGTAAGCGTTTCGCGTGCTGCTGCGCCTGTGGCTGCGCCGGCCTGCCGCTTGGCTTGCAAGTCAAGCGCCTGCTTGACAGCCTTGGCAGCTAACCCGGGGTCGGTCATTTCGCGCGCGATTTCCATGGCCAGTTTATCGTCAAGCCTGAGCATAAGCCGCTTGGCTACGCTGTTGAACACTGTCAGAGGCACGCTCAAAAACGCAGGCAAAGGCAGGCCCAACTCGCGGCCAGTTTCCGTGCCAATCTGCTTGATGTCGATCCCCGCATCGGACCCGGCTTTGACCAGTCGGTCATATTCGCCACGGCGGATCAGGTCTTGCTGCACTGCGTTGACGTGCGACAGTTCTTGCGGAGACAACCCCTTTGTCAGCATCTGCAGCCGGCGTTCAACCGCGTCAGCCGTAGCGCCAGGCGGCAGCGGGGGCGACAGCTTGACGTTGGTCTGCTTGGCCAGTTCGTTGATCTTGTCCAACCGCGCCGCGTTCTGCCCCACCACTTTGATGCGCTGCAGCACGTTCATGCCGGCGTCGTCCAGCACCTTGATGGGGGCGGCGTACTTCTGCAAGAACGCCGCGTGTGTCTCGGGCGTGGGTACTTTGACCTCGCGCATGTACAGATCTTCGATGCCCGCCCGCGCCGTCTGCATCGCCTTCGGGTCATCGCCGAACAACGTGACGAAGTTGCGCGCCTCACTGACACCACGCGGCTGGAAGTATTTGGTGATGACGTCTTCGGGCTTGATCTTCGGCTCGTTCAGCGCCGTGGCGCGGAACATCTGATCGTTGACGCCGGTTTTGAACCGAGGGACGTACTTAGTACGGTACAGGTTGAGCGCGTCGTCGTACGCGGTCTTTGCCGTGGCGGACAGCGTGGTGGACGACTCGACCGCATCGTCGATGGCCTTGTGGATTTTGTCGAGGCTGCGCAAACGCATCCCGGCGCCGGGGTCCATTGAAGTGCGCCCGGCAGCAATGTCCACATTGACCGCTTTGCGGATGTCGTCCAACTGCTGCAGCGTGACCTCGGGCGCGGGCACAGCAGGCGCTGCCTGCTTGATCTTGCCGCTGACAACGCCTGCGCCCAGCGGCTTTGCTGGCGGCGCCTTGGGTTGCAGCGACAACAGCTTGCGCACCGTTTCTGGCGCGGTGCTGGGGTCAAAGTCCGATAGCTTGCGGCCAAGAATCGACTCGGCTTCGCCGATGACTTTGCTCATGTCAATCTTGGCGTCGCCGGCTTCCTTGAACGCTGCGGCGTACGCGGGCTCAATGACGCCCTTCTTCATCGCTTCGCGCTTGGCTTCTGCGCCGGCCACTAGCGCAGCGCCCGCGTCTTCTGGACGCAAAGGCGCAAGCGCGGAGTTCATCTTGGACTGCACTTTGGCCGCAGCGGCGTCGAACTTGGCCTGCGCACGGCCCTGCTGCGCGGCCTGCGCGGCAGCAGTCTGGGCTTCTGCGCCGGCAAACTCCGACACCATCGACGGCACTTTCTGCGCCTTGGCTTGCAAGAGAGAGAAGCGCGCGCTGCCTGCCGGCGCGGCCACCTCGCCGGCCCCCGGCGCTGCGCCAGGCACAGCAGCGCGCTGCCCGCGCAGCAAGTCCAGAATGTCTTGCCCTTTGCCTTCCAACGCCTTGAGGTAAGTGTCCGATTTGAGGTTGACGACTTTGCTGGCGTACTCTCCTGCCTTCTGCAATGTCGGCGCGATGACGCCGCGCCCGCCCGCCTCCATCGCGCCGCCGACCAGTACGTCTCCCGCGCCGCGGGTCAGCGCTTCTTTTGCGCTGGTGGGGGCCTTCTGATAGCCAAGCGCCTGCTCGGCAATGTCAAGCCCACCCTTGGCCAAGCCGTAACCCAACCCGGCGCCGCCGACGATGCCTGCGGGGCCGAGCGGCGTGCCCAGCACTGCACCGCCAGCACTGCCAAGTGCCTCGACGGTGGGGCGAACCATCTGGATGGCGCGCCGCCCCATCGGCACTTCGCTGGGTTGCGCAGGCGGCGCAACCATGCCCGGCGCAGCGCCGGGGATCTGGCCTGCGGGCGTGGGGGGTGCGGCTGCAGCCCGCAACCGTCGAATTTCGTCAGCGAACACTTTCGCGTCTGCAGCATTACCGGCTGCGTCAGCTTTGATTAGCGCGGCGCTGAGTTGCTCAATGGTCGCCATGATTACTTGTACTTGTTGAGCAGAGCGTCGATGTTAGGCGATGCGGGTGCAGACGCCGCGCCGCCACCCTGCTTGTACTCATACGTCATATCGTATGCTTCTTTGATGGTCTGTTGCGATGCGCGGATCTGGTTGATGGCGTCCGAAATGGCTTTGCGGACGCTGGCAGCATCCTGCCGCCTGTCAAGCGCAGCGAACGCCTGCCGCAACTGCGCGCCTTCTTGGTTCGACACGTTGCCCAGCGCGCCGCCAGTGGGGGATGCCTGTCGCATGTTCTGCAACTCTTGAAAGCCACCCCGCGCGGAGATCTTGTCGAACAACGCCTCGGCCTCGCGGCCTGCTGAAGTGATGCCCGGCAACCGACCAGCAGCGATACCCGTGATGCTGCTCAACCCCGGATGCTTGGCCAACGTCTCCAAGTCTTTGATGAGCGTGTTGGACGTCGTTTCAAACGTCTTGACCGCTGACGTGGCCTGCGGAAACTTGGCCTCGCGCGACTGGCGCTCTTTCGGCGTCAGGCTTTCCGTGAACTGCGGCGGGGTCATGCCGACCGCTTGATCACGCGGCACATACTTCACTTGGCCAGTGGCCGGGTCAACCACAGGAATCGGCGCTGGCGGCTCTTTGGGCTCGCGCGGCGGCGGCGGCGGGCGGCTGGCCAGTGCGATGCGCGTCTTTTGCGCTTCTTCTTCCGGCGTCAGCAGTTGCGATGCGCGCGGCGTAAGTTCCTTCGGCAGCGTACTCACCAGCGCCTTACCCTGCTCACGAATGCGGGGGTCAGGGCTGAGGATCATCTGCTGCGCCATCTCGCGGGTAATGCCGGCAGGCGCGGCGGCAGCGGGCGGCGCAGCCAGCGCGTTGGTGGGTGCAGCAGGCGCAGCGGCGCCGGGCAGGCCAAGACGATTGGCTTCTGCCGTGTAGGATTCCTTTTCCTCCAACGCTTGGACCGTCCTGGTCATCATTTGAATGGCGTTGGGGTCGCGGGACTTGATTGCAAACACTAGGCCCTGACGCGCCGTAGCCATATTGAGCGGCGTGTTGTTCTGCGCAAACAGCGCGCTGACTTTCCCCAAGTACTCATCGGCCTCGGCCTGCCTTAGGGCAGCAGCGCGGCGTGCTCTCGCCTGCTCCTCGCGGTCAGCGGCCATCGCTTGACGTTCGCCACGCTGCGCGAGCATGTTCTCGCGCTGCATCGCCATCTGTTCGACCTGCGCCTGACGCAGCATGTTGCGCTCGGCGTCGGCTTGGGCCGTCTGCAGCCCTTCCATGTACCGCGCCCCGATGCTCGGGGTCTGCGCAAGGATTCCAAAATTGACGGCCATGTCTACTCCTTAACCACCGCCACCAGGCATCAGATACGTCGGTTGCGGCCCGTACATCCTAGCGTACAAACTGGCGATGTCGCCCGCGCTGCGCTGATACGCGCTGCCGCTGGCCAACAGCGCGTTAGCCGCGGTGTTGCCTTGGTTCATCATCAGGTTGCCAATGTTGGACGCCGTGCCGGTCAGCAGGTTGCCAGCCGACGTGCCGTAGTTCTGCCCGGCTGCGGTCAACTGCTGTGCAGTCGTGCCGCCGACGCCAGCCAGCCCAGCCAGCCGGTTGTACTCCTCGCTCTCGCGGGCGCGCAACGCGTTGTACTCAGTCAGCCCGCGGTTGAAGGCGTTGCCGTATTCCTGCGACGCCGCTTCTTGGCCGTAACGAGTCAGCGCCTTGCCCGTGCCGCCACTGAGCAGACCGCCGCGAGCCGCTGCGCTGCGCTCCAGCGCCTTCAGGCCCTCGCTCAAACGGAACCCGTAGCCGGGATCAGTCGTCAACTGCTCAGGCCGGAACTGGAACGCCGGGGGCATCGCGTTGGTGCGGCCTTGCATCAGCGCCAGCGCGTTGGTGCCTGCGTCATAGAACGGTTTTTGCCGCGCGACCGCCTCGTCGTACATGCGCTGCTGCAGCGCCAACGCTTCTTTTGCCGACTCGCGCTGCAATTCAGCCGCGCGGGTGGCCGCAGCACCAGAGGCTTCTGCTGCGTTCTCAGCCGCATTGGCAGACATGACACCGCCAATTATCGACGATGCCGCAGGGATGATGAAACTGAAAGGGTCCACAGCAGTTGCTCCTCGTGCAGCCGCGCTGGCCGCTGCAGATGTGGCGGCGGTAGCACCGGGCGCGCCGATGCCGGGTGCAGCATTGGCCGCAGCCGCAGCCGCCTCGGGGGCCGCGCCAGCCGCAATCGCCGTGTCGTACGCGGTGGTCTGCGCGCCGCTCATTCCAAAATCAGCAGCCGACATGCCCGCAAAGCCAGCAGACGGCGTGATGCCCGACGCGGCGGCAGCAGCGTTGTACCCGTAGCCTGGCGTGCCAATGGCAGCTTCCAGCGCAGCGGGCGTCAGTTGCGCGGTTGCCGGGGCGGCCAAGGTGTTGACTGCCGGGGCGGCCAAGGTGTTGACTGCGGCAGGCGCGGCGGCAGCAGCAGGCAGCGCGGCGTTGTAAGCCGCAGTCGTCCCAAATTCAGGAATTAGCCCTGCGGCGATATCAGCAGCGGCTACGTCTGCTGCTGTTGCACTAGCAGCCCCAGCACCAGCCCCGGCGCCGCCGCCGCCCGCCAACGCAGGCGCTAAATAGTTGGCGCCAAGATAAAGAGCAACCATCGGCGCAAGTTTTTCAAAAACTGAACCGGAACCCCTTATTTGCTCACCTTGCAGCGAACCGTCTGGTGTCAATAGCCCAAACGTTACTTTTCTTTTATTTATTTGATCTGCTTGAGCCGCAAGATCATAGCCTGCTGCCTGCGTTTTTTTAATAAACCCCGTGAACTCCGGCGCAATAACACTATCTGTCCCACCTTCTGCTTCCGGGTTTGAACTTGGTACTGCATTGTAAAACGGGCCGGTATACCCCAAAGCCTTTGCGTAAGGTATCCAGTTGCTGGGCTCGCTCAAAAAACCATATTCATATGCAGGCCCCGTTTTATACCAGCCAGAATCTTGGTCCCAAACGTCCTGAACTTGTGGTCCTATATCTGCCGCCGTAAGGTATTTTTTAGCCATTACCTCAGCCCCCAACCGTAAACTGTGTGCGTCCGCATGTTCGTATCACTGCGTCAAATCGTAGAAGGTCAAAGATTGCCCTGCCTCACCTCACCCAATGCGCCAGTTGGTGCCGTCGCTGTACACGGGAACGCCGTTTGCCCCGCCAGCAGCCACAATCGACGCGAACGTCGTGGCGTTAGCGTCCGTCACAAAGGCCCGTGCCCCAGCACCAGCAGTGGCCGCAGTGGGCAGTGTAGCCACCGTCAGCGTGCCGTGGTTGAAATACTTGACGCTGAACGTGAGCGTCAAGCCTGGCACGCGAAACGACGTGACGCTGCTGTTGCCGATGGTGACTTCGTTGCTGACCGTGGCCGATGACGCGTCAGCGTCGAACCCGATCACCGTGTTGTTCGCGCCGGTCGTAATGCTGTTGCCGGCTTGGTAGCCCACAGCCGTGTTGTTGCCACCAGTGGCCAGCAGCAGCGCGTCGCTGCCCAGCGCGGCGTTGTTGTTGCCGGTGGTCACCGCGTTCAACGCCCGGTAGCCGATGCCGGCGTTGTAGTTCGCCGTTGTAGCCGCCGACAGCGCATCGTAGCCAACGGCCACGTTGTAATCCCCGCTGGTGTTAGCGTCCAGCGCCTGCGAACCGACAGCGACGTTTTGAAAGCCGTCCGTGTTTGACGTCAGGGCGTTGTACCCGACAGCGACGTTGTTCGACCCGGTGGTGTTGCTGTCCAGCGCCGTGTCGCCCACAGCGATGTTGGTGGCCACGCTGCTAGCACCCAAGCCGACCGCGACGCCGACATCAACCGCAAGTTGATACGACGCAAAGATGTTGTCGTCCGTCTTGATGGTGACGCCGAGCGCCGTCTCCAACACGAACTTGTATGACGATCCTTCCGTCAGCCAAATCTGCGCGGGTGTACGGCCTGCGCTGTCCAGCACGATGGGGTTGGCGTTGGCTGTGCCGCCAGTGTTGCTGGTGTATGTGGCAACAGGCGTCGTCGTGCCAGCAGCGTATGTGTAGATCAGCCCACCGTTGAGCGGCACGCCGTTGTTGTCGAAGAACTGAGCGCCTGCGCCGGCGTATTGGGAAAGGCTAACCGCCATAGTGCCCTCTTACTGTTGAATCTGGCTCACCGCCAGCACAATTGCGGGCGCTGCCGGGGCAAACGCCGTCGCAGCGACATTATCCACAAGGATGGCCGTATCGTCCGCAGCGAACATGATCTCAATGTAGTCGTTTGCCGCCAACGAGAAAAACTCGGCCATGGCCACGGCGGTGTACCCGTTGTTGATGTTGATCGTCACCAATCGAGCCGTGTTGGCGATGTTCGTGCCGTTCTTGCGGAACCACAGCCAAACCGTTTTGGCGCTGCTGCTGGTGCTGCCGATCTGGACGGTGGCGTTGAACTGGTACAAGCCTGACTGCGACAGTACGATGCGCGAGGCCGGCGAGCCAATGCTGATGCCCTCGGAAATGTCGGCGTTGTCGAACGTCAGCGCGTAGGCCGTGTTGATGAGCGCGGGCGATTGGTCGCTGGTTTTGCTGAACTCGCCGTAGTACTTCTGCTGCTCAATCGTTGGCCGCACAAAGATGACGCCTGCCGTGGCGCTCTTGATCAACACCGCGGCCAACGGAATCACGTTGTTCGGCGCGGTAGGCTTGACGTTGGTGAACGCCCCCGCCACTGTTGGGCTGGCGTACAGAATGTCGCCGACGTTGAACGCGCTGGTGTCGATGCCGCTGACCTCGCCCCACACGCAACACAGCCCCGTCGATCCGCTGTCAGGTATCTGTTCGGCCAACACGCCAAGAATGAACAGTGTGGGCGTGCTGCCGTCAGCCAAGTACGGCGCGACCGACAGCACGTTGTTGGACCCTACACCCGCAAACCCCACCACCGTGCCCTTGGGCATCGTTGTCCCAGTAGAGTTCTGCACAACGGTGTACTGCTGCAACGCAGCATCCTCGATGGACGACTGCAGCAGTTGGAAGAAGCGGAACCAGGCGCGGGTTGTCAGCGCCCCAGCGTCTACCAGCGGGTCACGCGAAGCCGGCACGCGGGGGGCCAGTTGCATATCAGGCGCGGGTTGGGCTCATGAGCACTTCAGCACCCATGATGGCGATCTTCGCCGGGTCTGTGCCGCTAATCTCGTACACGCGGTCGCGCAGCTTGAGCGTCATGCCCAGCCGGCGCCAGAACACGCGCTTGCCGTACTCGCCGATCTTGCCCATGCTGGCCCAATGCTCGTTTGACCAAGTGTGACCGCCGTCGTCGCTCCAACGCAGCATGACTTGCGGATCAATGTTGGGCTGCTCCATCACTTTTGCTGAAGCAATGGTCAGTTGAGAACTTACAAACGCGGTGCCTGACAGCAGCGAGAAAGTTATGTATAGGACGCCGCCGGGCGACGTGAATGTAGTTGTTCTAGTTGTGTTAGTTGCTCCTGCAAAAGTATACACATCGCTTGCATCTGGGCTAGTGCCCACCTTAATTCTAAATCCAGACGCCCCGGCTTTGACATAGCCAAAAGTTAACGTTACTAGTTGCCCAGCACTTGATGTAAAAGGTGTGTATATGTACGCTACGCCGCCCGTACTGGAAAGGTCAATATTGTTGTTTATTACGGAAAACACCGCATTTCCGCTTCCCGTCCATCCGTCTGTGTTTACAAACGGTTTGCCGGGGTTAGAGACAAGTTCTCTTGGTGCAGGTCTACCCACAAACCCAGACTCGCAGTCCAACTGCAGCGTGTGTTGCGCCGTGCGCTTGAGGTTGTTCTGCCCCGTGGGAAGCGCACGCCATGACCGCAGCCACCGCTGCGTTTCTTCGTTGTCACTGTATATCTCAGGGTCAAACGCATAGACACGCCCGTTTTCCCAATCCCCTACCAGCACCTGGCCGGCAAAGTTTGCCTGGCAGTTGCTGCGGTGCCGCACGAACTGCACACCGTCCCAGCCGGCGCGCTCATGCCAAGCGCTGGTGGCGACGTCATAGCACCAGGTCACGTTGGCGGTCGGGAACGTCAGCATGTAGTACGAATGGCCGTCCTGCTGGTACGAGTAGCCAATCGCATCGTTCAGTACGCCGTACTGCTGGATCTGCCACTCGACGGCGTGCGTGCTGATGCGCTGGCCGTTGTAGCCGTTGTTGCGGTAGACGACGCCGTTGCCGCGCGCGTCCGCGCCCAGCCAGAACACCGAGTTGTCCAACTTGGCCACGCTGTAAGGGGCTGCGCAGCCGACCTCCATGAACGCGCCGGCAATGCGGGCAAGCGGGAAGTCGGCCAGCCCCGCGTTGTACCAGACTTCAATAGTGTTGGTGCCGAACAGCCACACCTCGCGGTGGTTGACGTTCAACGCCACTACGTTGTCGGGGTTGCCCTCGGCGCTGGCGAAGTCCAGCGGGTCAATCTGCGTGCCGTCGTTGAGCGACGTCACCCAGAACCGCTGACTGTTAGGTTCGTTGAAGACGAAGTAGCCGTCCAGATAGCCGACCGTCACCGCGCCGGGGAAGTCTGGGTCTGTGATCTGAGCAAAAACGCCTGTGCTGGCGTTGTAGATGAACGCGCTGGGGTTGCAGGCGACGAACAGTTGCGTGCCGTTATCCACCATGCTGACCGGGCCGCTGCCGTTGATCAAACCAAGTTCGGTCACGGCGAAATTGCCGTCAACGCGGTACAGCTTGCCGCCAGAAGCAACGTACAGGTAATCCCCGAAAGCCCACAGCCCTCGTACCGGGCCTTCGCCTACAGTGGCTACCAATCGCAGGCCAGCGCACCGCTGCAGAAACGCTGCCTCTTTGCCGCCTTCGGGGATGATCTCCGGAAACAGGTTCACACATCGACTATCCGCAGCATTGACGCTGCGGGCCACATAGCTGGAGCCGAGGATGGGCGTGCGCATCAGTAATTGCCACTATACACGTTGAACCGCTGGCGAGTAGCCACCAGTGAGTACGGCAGGCTCATGATGTCGTCAGGGTTGTTGATGCGCTTCAGGTTGCGCTTGGACGTCATGGCGATGCGCTGCACTTGCGGGCTGGGCTCGACACCAAACTCAGGCGCGATCTCCATCGCCAAGTTGTAAACGAACGCCCGCAGATAGCCTGGCGGAAACGACAGCACCGTAGACAGCGTGGCCGGCTGCGTCAACTCCTCAACCGAGATGAAATGCCACTCCAGCAGCCGCGTGGGCACCGGGTAGATGTACATCTCAATGTTGGGGTAGGTCATGTTGACCCACAGCACCTGCGGGTACGTTGACGTAACCGTCTTGACCGCAATCCCGTTGTATTGCTGCTGGTTGATGATCTTGATGCCGAAGCTGACGTTCGTGCTGGGGTCGCGGAAGTACGTCGCGTCGTCCAGCAGAATGGGCCTGTTGCCCACAAAGTCGCCCGTAGGCCCCAGCGTGCGGCTGATCGTGCTGGTGGGCCAACTGAAGACTTGATCCTGCGTAGAGAACACCGACAACCGTTCGGTGTTCCACGATTCGATCATCTGGTTCAGCGCCGTCAGCGAATCCTGCATGACGGCGGCAGAAGACGTTTCACCCTCTGCCAAAACGCCCAGCAGACGCAGGGCGCGGTTGATCTGGTCACCCGCGGTGGTGGACATGCTCGGGCTCCTTGCGACGGCGGCGGCCCAGCGTGTTCACGGGCGGCGCGGTGTCGGG